ATGTTTTGATTTGTTCTGATATAGGATCTACTGCTGAAAAGTTCATTAAGGATATAAAAGATAATGTCATAGAAAATAAATACATTGAAGATGCATTTGGAAAGTTGCTTGATGATGCAAATAAGGATTATAAGTGTAATGCAACTCAATTAGAGTTTACTAATAGAACATTTGTTGAAGCAATTTCTTCTACTTCTCCAATGAGAGGTAGAAAATATAGAAATACTAGACCTGATTTAATCATTCTTGATGATTATCAATCTGAAGATGATGTTAGAACAGAAGAAGCTAGACAAAAAAAGTGGAAAAGATACTCAGATGACGTTAAGTTTGCAAAGCAAAGACCAGTTAAAAGAAATGGTAAGATTGTTAAAAAAGGTACCGTTCTTATGGCTTGGGGAACCCAGCAACATAAAGAATGTTTCTATAGTAGGCTATTGAAATCAGCAACTTGGAAATTTAAGAAATATAAAGGTGTATTTATAGATGATTTTATCAATGAAAAGGGTGAAAAAGTTAATGGATTGGATCATTATTTTTCAACTGGACTATGGAAAGAATTTAGAGATATACTTTTTAACTTTAAAAATGAAGATAGACTTGAAGATGCTAAAGAGTTTTATTATGAGCATGAAAAGGAAATGCAATTTAAAACTCTATGGAGTGAATTTTGGGATTGCTTAGAACTTGCGTTAGATTACTATGAAAATCCAAATAGTTTTAAACAAGAGGTTCAAGGGGATGTCGATTCCATAGGTGAAAAATACTTTAAGAGGTTGAGTACTGAACCGAGAGAAACTATAGAAACTCATGACTTTATTAAAACTATGCTTTGTGTGGATCCTGCTGCAAGTGGTGGTGCAAACAATGACTATTGTGCATTTTTAGTTGGTTCTGAATCTAGTAATGGTAATAAGTATGCTAGAAAAGCGAAGTTAGAAAAAATAAATGCTAGGAAAGAGTTTGATAAATATATTCAGAAGATGGTTGATTATTTGCTTGAGTATGAAGATATTACTCATGTAAATATTGAAAAGAACACCTTTAATGGTGCTGATGCAAACCAGTTAGAAAAAGCAATTAAGGAGCATCCAATTCTGAAGTTTAGAGATATAACTATAATTAATGAAATGCAAAGAAAAAATAAGGATGATAAGATTTCAACGATAGTACCATACGTAAATAATGGTACTTTTATTTTTGCTGAAGAAGATGAAGAATTTACAAATCAACTTATGGAGTTTGCTGGACAAAAATTCACAGTACATGATGATGCTGCTGACGTATCTGCTGAATTTTGGTTGAAGATAGATACTATTGAAGGAAGTATACAAATTCAATTATTGGATAGAAGATTATTTGGTTTGTAGGAGGTGTGAAGGTTGAAAATAAGTGAATTAATAAAAAAGTTATTTAAGAAAGAAATAGGATTAGATTTAAGTAATCCAGAACATCTTAAATTAGTAAAGAAAGCGTATGGATCATATCGTGTTTTTAGAAATATTTACTTGAAGATGTATCGCTATTATAGGGGGGATACAGATGCTATAAGGAAGTATTTATTTGTTACTGAAAGGTCTAATCTTAAGATAAATACCAATTATATTAAAAAGTTTATAAGAGAAGAAGTTGCCTATACAGTTGGAAATGATATTACTTATGAGTCTAGAAGTGATAATGATGAAATTGTTGAGAATATTGAATACTATACAGCTCATTGGAATGAATTACATGACTCTGATTTAATGAAATATTTACTGATTTTCACAAAGGTTTATGAAATATATTACATAGATGATAATGCGGATTTTTGTAGTAAGATTATAAAACCAACTGATGGCTATGCTTATTTTGATAGTGTATCAGGAAAAGTTCTATTTTTTATTCATGCTTTTAAAAATGATTTTGAAAATACAATTTCTTATATAGATGTTTATACATCTGATAAGATATATCACTTTGATAGTAAATTTAATGAAATAACACAGCCTACTGAAAATATTTTTGGAGAAGTGCCAGTTACTATTGGAGATTTAACAGAAGAAGGTGTTGATGATAGCCTTTATAAAGATTTAAAAGGACTTCAAGATGCTTTTGAAACTAATCTTTCTGATATTGGTAATGAAATAAGTGACTTTAGAAATGCTTATTTACTATTCAAAAATGCATCAGTTGATCCAGAAAAAATTCCTGAAATGAAGAAATTGGGAATAATTCAATTAAAAAATAAAAATAGTGATGCAGCATGGTTGATTAAAAATGTTAATGATACATTTATTCAAAATACGTTAGACAGATATGAGGATGTAATGTATCAACTTGCATGTCACATTAATCATAATGAGAAATTACAAAGCAACTTAAGTGGTATAGCTTTAAGATCTAGATTGATCGTATTAGAAAATAAGTGTTCACTTGAAATAAAAGCACATAAAAACATGGTTAAAAATAGAATTAGATTTCTATTTAAGTATTTAGATATAAAAAAGAATAAGAAATTTGATTATAAAGATGTTAAGTTCTTATATACTCCTAATATACCTAGTGATGATTTAGCAACAGCACAAATGTTAAATCAAACCCCAGATGGAATTATTTCAAAGGATACTGCTAGGGGATTGTTTAGTTTTATAAATAATAAAGTTACTGAAGGAAAAAAGGTTGATGAAGAAAATCAAGAAGAAATGAAAAGTATTCCTGATTTAGAACATGGTGATGAATAATGGATAGAGAGAAATTTTTAGAAGATATTTATAAGTCATCTGAAGAAGATTTAAAGGAAGTATACAGGGAGCAGGAAGAAAATAAGGAAGATATTTTAAAAGAGATAGCTATGATTTTGCTTACTTACACTATTATTGATAATGTGTTGAGTCTAAATAAAAAAGAAAAAGATAGTTGTTACAATAAACTATCCAAATTGATTTTAAGCATGTTTGGTGCTGAGATTAAGAACTCTACTGAAACCATTAATAATATATTAATTGATGCAGCAGAGAAGAATCTTAAATATTATGGATTAAAGGATAATAAAAGGTTTATTGAAAAGTTAGTTAATGAACACTATAGAGGGTTAAAATTCTCAGATAGAGTTTGGAATAATGGTAATGATATTTCCAAAATGCTTCATAAGGAGATTAAGGATTTTCTCAATGGTAAAATAAATGCAAATCAAATTAAGTCTCATATTGAAAAACAATTTGATGTTAATAAGTATAATGTGAAAAGATTAGTTGACACAGAGATAGCTAGAATAGAAAGTAAAGTTACAGAAAATTATTTCAAGGAATATGGAATTAAAAAAGTTAGGTATAATGCTTGTTTGTGTAATACTTGTGATAAATGTATGAGTGATCATAATAAGGTATTTAATGTTGATGATTCTAATAGGCCGAGTTTACCTAGGCATCCAAATTGTCAATGCTTTTATGTCCAGGAAGATGATGAAAAACATTTAGTGATAAGTTTACAATTGTTTGCTAAGAAAAGTAATTGGGGGATATTAAGATCACAAATTAATTCAGGTATTTTGGATGAAAACGAAGCTAAAAATGGAATGAAGTATTGGAAAAAAGCTATAAAAAAAGAAATAGTAACACCTATAGAAGTTATAAATAAAAGTAGAAAAAGTATAGATCAATACTGGCATATCTTAGAGGACCATAAGGAATTTTTAAACCCATCTAATATAGATGAAATAGTAGAAAGTTTAAAAAATCCAGATGAGATAAGACTATCATTTGGTAAAAATGTATATATTAAAAATATAAAAGGAAAAGATTTGATAGTGATAGTTAATAGTGATATAATTACAGCATATTACCCTAATAAAAGGTATTTAAATAATAATATAAAAAAGAAGGTGTTGTTATGGCGAAAGTAGTAAAATCATTGAGTTTAAATGAAATAAATGATGAAATTATATCTAAATGTTGTTTTATAAATGATTGTAACAATATAACTACTGATGGATATGAAACACCAGATTATGAGGTTCTTCTTCATTATGTAGGAGAAACTGATGATTTAGCTAGTATTGAGATATTAGATTTAAAAAAGGTTTATAAAAACATAGACAAAGAAGAATGTTTACCTGATGTTGGACCTTTAGATTATAAAGATGATGAATTAGATTTAGAGCTTAAAGATGTGACATTAAGAGAATTGTATAAAGAAGTATTAAAAAAGGTTTTATAAAAGCACTTACTAAGTTAAATGGTAGGTGCTTTTATTATGCCTAAAATTAAGGAGGAAACGTAAACGATGAATGAAAAAGAATTTTTAGAATGGTGTAAACAAGAGGTATGTAATTATACTAATAAACATTTAGATAAGACAGATAAGAAGGAAATTACTACAGATGATGTATTTATGGTATGGAGTTGCAAAACACTTCAAAATAATAAAGCCTTACTTAGCACTATTCTATTTGATGGAATGTATTATGAGTGTACATACAATGGCGATAAAAAGGAAATGTATGTAGATGCCTATAAGAAATGGGAAAACTACAAAGTTGAAAGATAATTAAGTCTTAGGAAACTAAGGCTTTTTATTATGCCTGTAATCGTCTTGTGGAAGCTTTCTTGTACAAGGGGATATAAATACTGACTAAGTTAAATAATTTTGTGTCACAAGGCTCATAGAGAGGTTTGTGGGATAAGGAGGATATATGTTAAAGAAAGATTTATTAAAACTAATTGAAAAAGCTACTGATGATCAAGATATTGATGAATTAGTAAAAGATAGTGATTTAGCTAAGTCACTAAAAGAAAGTGGACTTACCTTAGAGGCCTTTAAGGAAAAAATGAAAAATGATAAAGACTTTAAAGCTTATATGGAGAGTGAAAATGATAAATATCACAATAAAGCTTTAAAGACTTGGAAGGAGAATAATTTAGAGAAGGAGCTTGAACCTTTTATTAAGGAAAAGTATCCAGATTTAGTTACTGATCCTATGGCTAAGAAGTTAGCTGATTTAGAGAAACAACTAGCTGATGAAAAAGCAGCTAATGCAAGAAAAGACCTTTTAGCTGAAGCTATGAAATATGCAAAGGATAAGAAGCTGCCAGCTAGTGTAGTTGAGAAGTGCTTAGGTGAAGATTTTGATAAGACTAAGGAAGTCATAGACTCTATAGCTGAAGATTGGTCAAAAGGACTTGAGGCAATAGTTACTGAAAAAATGAAACAGTCTAGTTATGTACCTGGTAATGGATCAGATGGAAAACCAATTAGTATTGGGGCTTCTATTGCAGCTCAAAACAATTCAAGATCAAGTGCTCCAAGTAATCCTTGGGGTGATAAATAAGGAGGAAATTTTATGTATTTTAAAAGATCAAATTATGAAAATGATATGGAGATTTTAGTTACTGAAAAGAATTTAGTTACTTTTTCAGGAACTGTATTAGCTTCAAATGTTACTCAAGCTGATGAGAATGGAAGAAAGTATGTAAAAGCTGGTTCTTTCATTGATGCTACAGGTGCAGTTGTAAAACCAAGTGGATCAAGTTTTGAAGGTAATCCAATAGGGATTCTTTATAAAACAGTAGATGTAACAAATGGAGATGCTCCAGCTTCAATAATTGTTGAAGGTTACTTAAGAGAAGATAGAGTATTTGATGGTTTTGACGAAGGTGCTAAAACTGCTGCTAAAGCAAAAGTACCAAATATAAAATTTAGATAGGAAGGTGAATAATACATGGCAAGATTAGAAGAAGTTTTTAATACAAATGAATTAGTTAATTATTTTAAAGAAAGAAAAGTTACTCCAATGTTAGGGGAATCACTTTTCCCAGAGCGTAAAATTCAAGATATTGAATTTGACATGATCTTAGGAACAGGGGGACTTCCTGTAAGTGCAGAAGTGCATGCTTTTGATACAGAAACTCAGTTAGCTTCAAGAGAAGCGATTGAAAAAGGTGTTGCAAGCCTAGCTCTTATTAAGAGAAAGATTAAAATTGCAGAAAAAGAAATTATTAAGATAAATAATCCAAGAACAGACTCAGAATTAGCTTTTGTATTATCTTTACTTTACAATGATGCTGAAAAGATGACAGATTCAGTTAGAGTTAGAGTTGAAGCTATGAGAATGGAGTTATTATCTACTGGTAAAATTGCTATTAATGAAAATAAGATTAAAGTAACTATGGATTATAAAGTTCCAAATGGAAACAAAAAGGCATTTACATGGCAAGCACCTGAAAGTGATACTCCACTAGATGATTTAGCAACATTAGCTGATGCAGTTGAAAATGAAAGTGGTTCAAGACCAACAAGAGCATTAACTTCTAGAAAAGTTGTTAAAACTATTTGCAATTGTGCAAGTGTAAGAAAAGCTATTTATGGAGTTAACTCAGACAAGATTGTTACTTTAGCTGCATTAAATGAGCTATTAGCTCAATTAGATTTACCTCAAATAGTGGTTTATGAAGGAAAATACAAGAAAGAAACTACTAAAGGATATACTACTGCTAGATATTTCCCTGAAAATGTAATATCTATGTTTGGAGATGAAACATTAGGGGAGACTATTTATGGTTTAACAGCTGAAGAAGTTAAACTTATTGGTGATGGAAAGATGGAAGAAGCTTCTATGTTAGATAATAAGATTTTCGTTGGAACTTATACATCTATAGATCCCGTTGGAGAATTTACTAAAGCTGTTGCTACTGCATTACCAACATTACCTCATGGAGAAGAATTAGGAATAGGAACCATAAATTTACCCTAATCAAGCCCTAGAGACATCTAGGGTAGGAAAAGCCAAAGTTGGTAAGGCAAAAGTAGGAAAGGAGTAATGAAGGATGGCAGCATACGAAAAGCAAACATGGGTTGATGGTGAAACAATAACAAAAGCAAAATTAGATCATATAGAAGAAGGGATTGCAAACATAGAACTTACTCCAGGTCCTAAAGGTGAACCAGGTACACCTGGAGAAAAGGGAGATCCTGGACCTAAAGGAGCAGATGCTGTAATTAATAAATTAAATAAAGTAGATGCGTTAGATGGTGGGGCAGAAGTTGCAGTAGTAGTAACAGCATTTAATAATTTAATTGCAGATTTAAAAGCCAAAGGGCTTATGAATGAATCATAAATGGAGAGTACTTAGTTACTCTCTTTTATTTTCTATTAAGGAGGGGTTAAATGTACTCTAATGAGGATATTGCAATAGAAAAGATTAAAGGTTATTTAAATGTTACTGGTAATCCTAAGTGGACTAAAGAATATGTTTTATCCAATTATGGAATAGCTGTTCAGGTATTAGTTGACAAAGCTGAAAGTTATAAAGTAATGCCAGGAGTTAAATCATTTAGTGAGGGTGGTCAAAGCATGACTTTCTCTGATGAAGGAAAATGGACCATAACTGATGATATTAAAGACTTATTACCAGCTCCATTTGTTAAGTTAATGGGGTGATATTGTGGGTGTATTATTTAAGAATGCTGATATCACTCTTTATAATAAGTATTATGATAAAGAAAATGATGTTGATAGGTATCAAAGAGTTGTTATAAGGGAAGTTAATTGGCAAGGTAAAAGGAATGCTACTGTTGGCGATAAAGGATTAAATCGTGATGATAGCATTCTTATTTTTATTGATAAAATACCAGGGTATGTTAGCCCTAAAAGGTTTGCTAAGTTAACCAATGAAGAAAGACCTAATTATTTTACTTTTGGTGTTAATGACATAATTGTAAAAGGTGAATGTGATTTTGAGATTACAGGTATTAGACCTAACTCAATAACTGACTTGGAAAATAATTTTGATGATGTTGTTAATATTCTTGGTGTTCAGGAATGGTCAGGTCATTGGGAGGTTGAGTGTAAGTAATGGCTACAACTGTAAGAATTGAAATGGATAAAACAGAAAAGATATTACTTAAGAGGTATCTTAATAAGAATGGAAAAGCTCAAGTTAGATTTACTAAGGAATGCTACAAAATTATGAATCCTTATACACCTTTCTTAACTGGTAGATTGAAGGATATGATGGTTCAAGTTAATCCTACTAATATTGAATATAACGCTCCATATGCAGCTGAACAATTTTATAAGAATGCTGGAAATGGTAAACAAGGTACTAGCTTTGGAGGTTTAAGAGGTAAGAGATGGGATAAAAGAGCTTGGGCCGATAAAGGGAATAGTGTAGTTAAAACAATAGCTGATTTTGTAGGAGGTAGAGCTAAGTGATTATAGATAGTATTAGAAAATTTATAAGAACATGCCCTTATCTGCAGGAATTTAATGGAGCAGTAAAAGTAAATGTTGATTATCTTGGTGAGGAATCAACTATGTACAGTATTGAAGAAACTCCATGTAATCCAATAATAAAAAAATATATAGATGGATCTAGCATAAGACAGTTTGAATTTATATTTGCTAGTAGAGAGTCATATGGTCCAGATGTATTAAATAATATTTCCAATAGTGGATTTTACGAGGATTTTGCAAATTGGATAGAAGAAGAAAATATAAAAGGCAATTTACCTGATTTAAATGATAAAGAGTGTAGAACAATAGAGTGTTTAACTACTGGTTATGCATTTCAAACAGATGTTGATAAAGCTAGATATCAAATTCAAATGAGAATTACTTACTTTCAAGAAAAAAAGGAGGGAGTTAAGTGGAGCATAATAGATTAAAGATAGTTGATTACTCAGAGGGAATAAAACCTATTGAAGAATTATTTTTAAATGATAAAAAAATAGATTGTATCCTTGATTATTCTATAAATAAAAAAGCTGATGGACTATCAGTTTTAACTTTAGTGATAGATTGTAAAGAAGTTGAAATTATTAAAGGTGATATAGAAGAACAGGTGAAAGAAAATGCTAATAAATTAGGTGTATAAAATTAATTACTTTCAAAAAGGAGGAAGATAGAATGGGAATTAGAAAGAGAAGTATACAAGCTAATTATTTAAAAGTAAATGATATGTTTGAACTTTTAGGAACTGGTTTTACAGAACTTAATGAAAGTCCTAGTGCTCAAACTGCTAATAAAAGATATATAAATCAAGTAAGTGCTACTCAAAGTATTACAGGTTATGAGTGGTCAACATCATTTAATACAGATCAAATAGCTTCTGATAAAGCAATTGGGTATATAAGAAATATTGGAGAGATGTTATTAACTGGTGCTGATACAGAAACAGAGTATATAATAGTCGATTTAGATAAGAAAGCATCTGAAGAAAATAAATTTAGAGCTAGAAAATTTAAAGTTGCTATTGCAGTAGATAGTTTTGATGATAATGATGGAGAATTAGGAATTAGTGGTACTTTCTTAGGACAAAGTGATCCAATTGAAGGAACTTTTGATACTTCTACAAAGACATTTGAAGAAGGATTTACTAAGAAGGTCGTTGATGTAAGTTATACCAATACTGGTTCAATAGCTGAAATATCTGTGCCAGGAATAACGTTCAATGATAGTGAAGATAAATTTAAAGGAGTTCCTTTTGATTTAGATAAATTTACATTTAAAGATAATGGAGCTTTAAAGACTGCAACGTTAGGAAGTAGTTGGACTATAAAATAGAAATGGAGGAACGTTAAATGATAATTAACGGAGTTGAATTAGAGGATTTAGATATATATGATCTTGAAGTTGCTGAAAAGTTTGATGAAGTGTTGAATAATTTACAACTTGTAAAAGAAGAAGTTCAAGGGATGAATAATGTTGAAGGTATAAGGACATTATGTACAGCGATATTCGAAGTGTTTAATACTATGTTTGGAGAAGGAACAGATAAAAAAGTTTTTGGTAATAAAGTTAATCTGATGGTTTGTATAAAGGCTTTAGAGGAATTTGTTCTAAAAATGAATGAGCAAAAGAAAGAACTTGACAGGCTAATGAATAAATACTCCCCTAATAGAGCTACTAGAAGAAG